CTTTCTTACAGCATCTAGAAACGTATCTGCTAAATTAGCTGAATTATCGTATGTAGACCCTTTAGAGATAACTGTCTTGTCATCTTCTAGTATAGCCCTTAGTAACTTTGTTGTCTTAGGTGTTGTTGTTACAAAGAGTTGTGGCCTACGACCTAACCGTAAACCAAACATCATCATATCCCAAGTTTCTTGTGCGTTTCTCCAAGCACATAACTCATCAGCCCAAGCACTGTATGCCTGTGGACCACGTAATCGTTCTGGGTCCTCTGCTGAGAAGAATACAGCTTTAGCCCCATTCTCCCATGTTAAGGTATTATTGGTAGGCGACCAAACAGGATAACCCATTACCTTATTCTTATATGTCTTATCTCCAGCCCAACATACACTTAATAGCCCACTGTCACCCTCAACCATCACGCGACGAACATCACCTTTAGTTGGAGCCACACAATGGACTATTTTATCACCTTTACGTATTCTATGTCTAACCCACTCTGCTCCAGCACGAGTTTTACCCCATCCTCTACCAGCAAGAGCTACCCAAACATTCCAACTACCTTCAGGTTCAAGTTGTTCAGGTCTGGCCCAAAAATCCCAGTTATGTCTTAGTTCCTCTGACTTCTTAGGACCCAGTTGTTTTAATAAGGCTTGTACTTTTTCAGTGGGTAAGTCCCTAAGTACCTCAGCCGTAATTCTTTTCTTCTGCATCATAGTCAGGGGTTCCTTGTTCGGGGTCAGAACTCTTACCTAATAATACCATAAGTGAGTCTATGGCACTTTCATCTGTGTCAGGATCAACATCTTGTTCTACTTCATTTACAGTAGATGTAGGTGACCAACCTCCCTTAGATCTTAAATATAACTCTTGAGATTTAAAGTCACCGTCTAATGCCTGTTGAACTACAACATCACCAATACGACTTACAATATCAGCTTTCTCTTCCGATATTATACTACCATAAAGTTTATAAAATGTAGTTGTAGAAGCAGGTGCGTACTGATACTTCTGTATCGAACCCATAATATCTTTTACTGGTACTCCACTACGAATACCCTTACGAACCTTGTTCGCTATAACTACACTAAAAGGAAGTGCATCTTTCATTTTATTACTACCCTATAGTGGAAATAAGAATCCCCTCTTCAGCATGACCACTTCTATTAAATAATATTTGAGTAGATTCGTCATGGTTTAGGGGAAATAGTTTTAAGACTACAAACTTAAGTTATAACTTACGTTATTAACTATATTAATATATATACTAATAGTTTAAAATCTTAAGTATATACTTACGTTGTGTCTCTTACTTTATATATAGCAGTATTTTTCAGAATAATATAAGTAAATAATTTAAGTTTTTTTATATGTGTTTGAAAACTAACGATTCTTTTTTTCTAGTGTAGATCTGTGATCATTTGTGGTGTAGTTGACTTAAGTGGGTAGCGCATATTATTGTAGTCGTTTAAAACAAGGCAAACTAATTTTCTTATGTTGTAGATAGGGGTGAATGCCCGTGGGGGGGTGCGAATCACCTAGGAATTCCCAGGGACCCATGAGTCAAGGGCTATAGTGGAAATAATGTAAGTTACGTAGCGGAAAACGACCGTTTTTGTCTGTTTTTGCTCGGTTTTGGTGTGGTTTTAACTTTTTTGGGTCGATCGGATAGGGATTCGCCAACAATCTAACACATAAAACCAAGACGCCATGAGAGCCGTTTTAAAGCCCATACAACCACCGTTTAGACTCTAGGCTGTTGAACTACATAAAAAAAGACTCACGCTGTTACACGTGAGCCAGTGAGGAGAAAACATATTAAAAAGATTATCTAGTCCTTTGGTTCTTTATACACCTCCAGTTGAATCTTAAAATGGTAACAAGTCCAGTCCTTAACATTGGAGTCTACTATCCGATCAAATGCGGCCTCGAATTGTTTTTCTTCTTCATACGTTAAAGTGTCGCCTCTCACTTCTATAATTGCTGTAGGTGTTATTATATCACTGTAATCCATTGACTAGACTCCTTGCTTTATTCTTAGCTGTACCATGCGCGACAATGGCTATTGATTTAGCTTTGATTGTATTGCCACTGCATAACTTGCAACGTTCACAAGTGACTCTCCTGCCTGCCTCTTCACTAGCTGGGCATAAGACTTCATGGCCTTTAATAATATCAGATAAGCTACTAATGACTCTAAATGTCCTTTCACCTCTAGACCATGCGTTAACGGCATCAGTGGCAGAGTCTGCGCTTGTCATTAGTGTTGCTGGTGAACAGTTAGACTCGCCATGTGTGTAGCCAGTGTGACCAATAGACTCTGACAATAGGGAGTCCCATATGTAAGACGGGCAAGCCATAGGGTCGCCATACGTGCCTAAACGTACCATTTGACCCCTACCCAACGCTTGAATCGCCTCATGGCCTTGAGCGTGCTTATATTGGCCTTTTTTATAGGCTTTATATTTACCTAGTGGGGCATGAGCTAAAGTCACGTAACAAGTCCGATTCTTAGCTTGTCCTTTGTCCAGATTAGTTGGTTGTCCTTTATGGATACAATCACCACATATTGAGCGATCACCACCAGTTCTGGACGCTGTAATGGGGTCAATATCTGAGCGAATAATGAAAGTCTGTACCATGTCACCCGTCTTCGAATTGCGGGAACCAGTCTGGATTAAAACCGTAATGTTGAGTCCGTCAATATTCGAAGGCCCCTCATACGCTATAAAAGTTTTAAACGCCATTATTCTGACTCCCTTCTTTTAATTGTAAAATATGATGTGTCATCATGTGCTACAACATTTGAACACATATCTTTTACGATCTCATTAGCTTGATCGAGTGTGTGACACTCAACCTCAATATCTAATTTTACTGACCATTTAGTTTTACTTTCCATTATTCAGACTCCTTCTTAAATTCTAAATTGTCTAAATCCTTCCCAAAAAGCGAAATACAAAAAGACTCGCCTTTGGTATTAGTGACTCTAATGTTTTTTACAAAAGTCGTATTTTCGCCCAAAAGTTCACGGGTGTTAAATTCTATATTCTCGATATTATGTAAATTAAGATTATTCATTATTCTGACTCCTTGTAATGTGAATAAACTGTATCGTTGAATCGCTTCATAATAGCCATGCTTTTAAAGGCCTTTTCAGCTTCCGATTCATTAGATTTATAAAGTACATCTAAGCGGCCTTGAATATATTCAAAAGCCTCCGATAAATTATTAAATGTGTAACCGTCGAAAGTAATCCAATCGCTTATGTTATACCAATCACTAGGCTTAGCTAAAATTTGCTCTACTGTTTTATTTGTCATTGTCATCACTCCCAAACATTATTAACCATTGTTGAAACCAAAAATATAAAATTATTAATGGAACAAGCAAACCTAAAATTACGCATATTAAATCTAATAAACTCATTATATTGACTCCTTTATTATATGAATCTTATGCCTGATTCGCTTATCTAATGCAAGCCCTTTTTTACATATTATATAGTATAAATAAAATGCTCTCAGATCGATTTTAAGCCGATTCTAGGGGGGTAAACGACTTTTGCTTATCATACATCAAAAAGTAGGTGATTCGTCGATCTGGACGTGTCAAGCCCTAAAATGAGGAACAGAATAAGAACAAACCGTGAACGAATCATAAACGAAAAACTCTGACAAATTATAAAATGTCAATAACTAATATTATCAATAAAGAGAACAAAAAGTGAACAAACTCTTCTAAGGGGAACAAAACGTGAACAGATTCTTCGAGGGGAACAAAACGTGAACGAATCATGAACGAGAACATAAAGGGAACAAAAAGTAAACAGATAATTATGATAAATTTCTATTTGTCAATGTGGTATTTTGACACATTGCGAATCAGTTGCAAAAATGTCACTGTTGCATTTATGTCACACTGTCACAAAAATATCACTGTTGCAGAATTATCACACTGTGGTAAAATTATCACTGTTGCAGAAATGTCACACTGTTGCATTTATACCCCACCGATGGAAAATGACCCCCCACCAGTGGAAATAGAGAGTCGACCCCCACCAGTGGAAAATGACCCCACCGATGGAAATAAAGAATCAGACCCCCACCGATGG